AACCAATGTGTCTAGCAAGATGCGGGATGGCTGGGAACCAGTGAGGGCAGCAGACCATCCAGAACTGATGCTTGAAGGTAATGCAAAGGGTAATGTGGAAATTGGTGGATTGATGCTTTGCAAAATTCCAACCGAGAAACTCATGGCCATGAAAGAGTATTACGACACGCAAGCGCAGAACCAGATGGATTCAGTGGACAACCACTTCATGAGAAACAATGACCCGCGTATGCCTCTGTTTGCTGACCGCAAGTCTTCATCCAGTCGTGGAAGCGGATTTGGCACAGGTTCTAAATAAAGGAGTCCTTAAATGGCATATCCCACAGTAGACGCCCCCTACGGGCTAAAGCCTGTAAACCTAATCGGTGGACAGGTATTTGCAGGCGCAACCCGCCTGATGGAAATTGCAAGTGGTTATGCCACCAGCATTTTCTATGGTGACTTGGTAAAACGTATTTCTGATGGCACTATCGAAAAGGACACTGGCACAACAACTGCCACTCCTGTTGGTGTGTTTTTGGGTGTAAGTTTTACTAACCAGTCAACTGGTCAAGTCCAGCAACAACAGTATTATCCAGCCAGTCAAGCAATTGCTTCGGGGAGTAAAATCTTCGCTGTGGTCGCTGATGATCCTGATACGCTGTTCCAAGTAGTTTCTTGTTCTGCAACCACAACCGTGGCCGGAATGGGCATTTCTGCTATTGGTAATAACATTGCTTTGATTCAAACCGCTGGCTCTACCGTTACAGGTAACTCTAAAGTGGCTATTGATGAGGGCACTCAAGCTACTACCAATACGCTGCCTATCCGCATCATTGATGTGGTTCGTGAGACAGCAACAGGCGCTGATACATTTGTTGAATTTATTGTCAAGATAAATGCAACTATGCACCAGTACAACAACTCTACTGGCGTATAAGGAGCATAAACCATGGCTATTTCACGCGCACAACTACTTAAAGAACTGCTCCCCGGCTTGAATGCACTGTTTGGCATGGAGTACGCACGCTACGGCGAAGAGCACAAAGAAATCTATGACACTGAGAAATCAGAGCGTAGCTTTGAAGAAGAGACCAAGCTTGCTGGTTTCTCCGCTGCTCCCGTCAAGAACGAAGGTTCTGCCATTGCTTATGACAATGCGCAAGAAGCGTTCACAGCACGCTACAACCACGAAACCATTGCCTTGGGTTTCTCAATCACTGAAGAAGCGATTGAAGATAACTTGTACGACAGCTTGTCTGCTCGCTACACCAAAGCTTTGGCCCGTGCTATGGCTTACACCAAACAAGTCAAGGCAGCTTCTGTTTTGAACAACGGCTTTTCCGCTAGCTACGTAGGTGGCGACGGTGTTGCTCTGTTCAGCACAGCTCACCCCTTGGTTTCTGGTGGCACCAACAGCAATCGCCCAACTACCAACGCTGACTTGAACGAAACTTCATTGGAAAATGCAGTTATTCAAATCGCAGCTTGGACAGACGAGCGCGGCCTGTTGATTGCAGCAAAGCCCCGCAAGCTGATTATTCCTCCTGCTCTGATGTTCGTGGCCACCCGCCTGTTGGAAACCAACCTCCGTGTTGGCACTACCGACAACGACATCAACGCGTTGAAGAACAACGGCTCCATCCCAGAAGGCTACACTGTCAATCACTTCTTGACAGATAACAACGGCTGGTTCTTGATGACCGATGTTCCCAACGGCTTGAAGCATTTTGAGCGTATGCCTTTGGAAAACAAAATGGACGGCGACTTCGATACTGGTAACGTACGTTACAAGGCTCGTGAGCGTTATTCATTCGGCTGGTCTGACCCGTTGGGAGCTTTTGGTTCCCCCGGTACGTCCTGATAGACAAAGGGGGCCTTGTGCCCCCTTTTCTTTTGGTGTATATTGAACACATTCCGAGATTCATCGGCGTATCAAACAGGCTCGGCTGACCTCATGCAGATTGATACGCTATAACGCATGGAGAATTAAACATGGGATTCGCAACTCACCTTGGCCCTTGGTTGTTGGGCACTGTTAAAAACACCACCGGCACTACTGCTGGCACTATCCGTAATATGGGCGCAACTGTTGTTACTCAGACAGGTTTGACCACTGTTAACGACACCACGGCTACTACAGAATTTGTTTTGCCTGCTGGCGCACAGATTTTAGAATTTTTTGTAGACATTACCACTGCTTACGCTGGTACTACTGGTAACACAATCACTATTCAAACTGCCGCTGGTAATTCTTTGGCCACCGTTGGCGGCGCAACTACCACACCTTTGGCTGTGGGCCGCGCAACTGTAACTGTTACAGGCGCACAGATCGGCACATATCTGAATGTTGGCACATCTGACTTAGTCGTCCAAGCAATTTACGCTTGCGCTGGTACAGCCAGCGGCGGCGCTGCTACGATTACATGCGTGTACGTTGTAAAAGACAGTACCGGCGCTGCTAACCCCAGCCAAGTCTAATCAACCCAAGGGGCTTCGGCCCTTTTTTTAAAGGAGATTGATTATGATGCAGACAGACGTTCAAGCAACACACGTTGAAGCTACTGGCACTATGGTAAGTTATCGTACTCGGGTTAAAGGCTATCAGTTTTTAGGGGGCGGCACGGCGGGGGACATTATTCTTCGAGACGGCGGCGCTTCTGGAACTGTACGGCTTCAATTTAACATTTCCGCTACACCACTGAATCCGTTATCGTTTACGATTCCCGGAGAGGGAATTTTGTTTTACACAGATGTACACGTAACGCTACCTGCCTCCGCAAAAATCACGGTGTTCTATGGCTAAGTCCCCAGCATGGACGCGCAAGGAAGGGAAATCCGAGAAAGGCGGCTTGAACGCCAAAGGTCGGGCTTCCTACAACAAGGCGAATCCGGGGAAGCCGGGGTTGAAAGCTCCGCAACCCGAGGGCGGCAAACGTCGCGACTCCTTCTGCGCCCGTATGGAAGGCATGAAGAAGAAATTGACGAGCGAAAAAACCGCCAAGGATCCAAATTCGAGGATTAACAAAAGCCTACGGGCTTGGAAATGTTGATATGAACGAAATTGAACTAACTGACCGTGAAGAAGCCATTGCCAGAAAAGCGGCAAAGCTGGCTATTGAAGAAATGTCTGGCGAGTTCTACAAGATGGTTGGTAAAACCGTTGTAGAGAAGGCATTGATTTGGATTGGTTTGTTGGTTGTGGGTTTTGTGTTTGGCAAGGGCTGGCTCATTAAGGTTTGACATGCCAAGCACAAGTAAGAAACAACACAATTTCATGGCGGCGGTGGCCAACAATCCAGCGTTTGCCAAGAAAGTAGGAGTCCCGCAATCTGTGGGCAAGGATTTTTCAACTGCCGACAAAGGCAAAACTTTTAAAAGAGGTGGTGATATGGCTAAAGCAAACCCTTTCATGGAAATGATTGCCAAGAAAAAAGAGATGGCAAAAGGTAAAAAATCAGAAATGCCAATGAAGAAAATGGCTGCTGGCGGCTACACCCGCGCTGCTGATGGCGTTGCTACAAAAGGCAAAACCAAAGGCAAGATGGTTAAGATGAACATGGGCGGCAAAGCCTGCTAAACCCATGAGACCCTCACGCGGTATGGGGGATATCAATCCCTCAAAGATGCCCAAAGGCGTGAAAAAAGCACGTCGGGATAATACTGACTTCACCCAGTTCAAAGAGGGTGGGGGTGTTAACGCGGCTAGTAACTACACGAAACCAAGCCTTCGTAAGAAGATCGTGTCTCAAGTAAAAGCCGCAGCGACTCATGGTACTGGCGCAGGTCAGTGGTCGGCTCGTAAAGCACAGCTTGTGGCCAAGAAGTACAAAGCTGCTGGCGGGGGTTACCGAGATTGAAAGCGCCCCAACAATCCCTCAAGGACTGGGGCGATCAAAAATGGAGAACCAAAAGTGGAAAACCGTCTAGTAAAACAGGTGAAAGATATCTTCCTGAAGCTGCAATTAAAGCTCTTAGCCCTTCTGAATATGCTGCAACAACGCGTGCAAAACGTGCTGGCAAAGCTAAAGGGAAGCAGTTCGTAAAACAACCACCCAAAGTGGCAAAGAAAACGGCGGGATTTAGATAATGGCAACAACTTCTGGGGCAGCAGGCTTTAATTTAGACCTCACCGAATTGGTGGAGGAGGCGTTTGAGCGTGCGGGTTCAGAGTTGCGCACCGGATATGACCTTAAAACGGCTCGCCGGTCGCTGAACTTGTTGTTTGCTGACTGGGCAAATCGCGGTATCAACATGTGGACGTTCGAGCAGGGCACGATCACCCTAACTCAAGGCTTGAACACCTATGCAATCCCCACAGATACCGTCGATTTGCTGGATCATGTAATCCGAACTCAGCCAAATGTGGCCTCAACCCAGTCCGATTTGACAATTACACGTATTAGTGTGTCTACATATGCCACTTTGCCCAACAAACTGACCCAAGCGCGGCCAATTCAGGTCTGGTATCAGCGTTTGGACGGGCAGATCATGCCAACAACGGCGGTTTTGGCAACCAGTATCAACGCAACAGACACTTCCATCGTATTGTCCAACGTGGTTGGGCTTCCCGCTATTGGTTACATCAACCTTGACAACGAAACAATCTTCTACAACTACATTACTGGCAACACTTTAAGCAATTGTTTCCGCGGACAGAACGGAACAACGGCTGATAACCATACTGCAAGCGCCAGCGCCAAGATTTACGTCAACAATGTACCTCGCGTGACCATGTGGCCTACGCCGGACGGCTCCCAGACCTACCAATTTGTGTACTGGCGTATGCGTCGCGTGCAAGATGCCGGTAGTGGTGTCAATGTGATGGATGTACCTTTCCGTTTTGTGCCCTGTATGGTGGCTGGATTGGCCTATTACATTGCTTTGAAGGTTCCCGGTGGTATGGACAGGCTGATGGTTCTGAAACAGCAGTATGACGAGGCGTGGATGACAGCGGCTGACGAGGATCAGGAACGCGCCGCGTTGCGGCTTGTGCCTAGGCAAATGTTCATTGGGGGCGGATAATGGGGAATCGGTTTGCCAGTGGCAAGAACTCGATTGCCATATGCGACCGGTGTGGCTTTGGGTACAAACTTTCTTTGCTTAAAAAGCTTGTTGTCAAGACCAAGACATATGACTTGAAAGTGTGTCCTCAGTGCTGGGATCCAGATCAGCCGCAGTTGCAGTTGGGTATGTACCCAGTGGACGACCCGCAAGGGGTGCGCGATCCGCGTCCTGACCTGAGTTACCAAGTCTCTGGCTTGCTGGAGGATGGTTTCAATGGGGGTGGTAGTCGAGTCTTCCAGTGGGGCTGGAACCCTGTTGGTGGATCTCAGGCAAATGATGCGGGACTAACGCCAAATAACTTGGTTTTAGTTGTAGAACTTGGTACAGTAACGGTAAGCGTAACTTAGGAGTTAATCATGGACAAAAAAGATTTAAAGCAGGACAAAAAGATGATTGCTGGAGCAGTGCATAAGCACGAGAAAAAGCTGCACCCCGGCAAGCCTATGACAAAACTAGCCAAAGGCGGCAAGACCAACGAGATGATGATGAGTATGGGCCGTAACATGGCTAAAGTTGCAAATCAGCGAGGCAAATAATGGCTAAATTCAGCATGAAACGAGACGGTAAAGAAGTTGGCGGTGCCAGCGTCTATGCACAACCCCACACCATGTCTGGTAAGGCCGTGGGTATATCTTCTACTCCCGGTTCTATGCCAAACCGCAGCAAAGCTGACACGGTCAATATGAGCGTCGGCAACATCAGCAAAGCTGCTGGTGATGAACAAGTCAAAACCAGCGGCATTAAAGTTCGTGGTACTGGCGCAGCCACTAAAGGTCTGATGGCCCGAGGCCCGATGGCATGACATACAGTGAGCTGGTAACAGCGATTCAAACGTATACCGAGAACACATTCCCCGCTACAACGCTGGCGGATAGCACAGTCGTGTCCTCAACTACGCAGATCAATCGCTTTATCCAGCAAGCTGAACAACGCATCTATAACACGGTGCAGTTTCCTTCGTTGCGTAGAAACGTGACGGGCAATACAACTTCAACTAACAAATACTTATCTTGCCCATCAGATTTCCTGTCAAGCTATTCTTTGGCGGTAATTGACGCAAGTGGTAATTACGAGTACTTGTTAAACAAGGATGTGAATTTCATCCGTCAGGCGTACCCCAACCCTACTACAGATGTAGGGATACCTAAATATTACGCTTTGTTTGGCCCAACAGTTAGTGGTTCCACAATAACTACTGAGCTATCGTTTATTCTTGGCCCAACTCCTGATGCTTCTTATTCTGTAGAACTGCATTACTACTATTACCCGCTCTCTATTACCGCAGGTACTTCCACAACAGCCACTTGGCTGAGTGAAAACTTTGACACGGTTCTTCTGTATGGTTCGCTGGTTGAGGCTTACACATACATGAAGGGTGAGCAAGACATAATTACTTTGTACGATACAAAGTACAAAGAAGCACTTGCTCTGGCTAAACGCCTTGGTGATGGACTTGAGCGCAGTGATGCGTACCGTAGTGGGCAGGCTCGTGTGGCTCCTTTGCCGCAGAATAACGGAGTCCAATAATGGCCTTTACGGGTAACTTCACCACCAATACGTTCAAGACAGGCTTGCTTGACGGGGTGTTTAACTTTGATACTGGCACGACTCAAGTATTTAAGATTGCCTTGTACACCAACGCAGCCACATTGGATGCAACCACCACTACGTACACAAGCATAGGCGAATCGTCTGGCGGCAACTACGTGGCAGAAGGTCAAATATTGACTATTTCTCAGGTTCCCACAATAGGGAATCAAACGGGTATGGCTACAACATATCTATCTTTTAGCAATGCTGCATGGACAGGAGTAATCACCGCAAGAGGCGCATTGATTTACTTAGCTAACGGAACAACTAACCCAGCAATTTGCGTCTTAGACTTTGGTAATGACAAGACAAGTTCTAGCACATTTACCGTACAATTCCCCGCAGCAACTAATACTTCTGCGATCATCCGTATTTCATAGGAGCCATGATGACAAAAGAGATTTCTAACTTCGGTGACCACGCAGTTGCCACACTACAAGCCAACGCAAACATCCCAGAAGGAATGGGCATTGAGGGTTGGTATCACGTTGTTTGCCGCGACAAAGACGGTGTCCTCAAGTGGGAAGACAAGTTTCCTAACTTGGTCGTAGCTGTTGGTAAGCAGTTGTTGTTAGATACGCTCTTGCGCACATCTGGCACATACACCACAGTTGGCCCGTTCTTAGGGTTGACGAACGCTACCTTGACACCTGCGGCTACAGACACCATGACAACTTTGGTTGGTGCGCCAAGTAAAGAGTTCACAGCATACACCGTGGGTGGGTCAGCCGTGCGCGGTACAGCATCGTTTGCCTCAGCAACGTCCGCTGGCTCAACCCCAAGTAACGTAACTACTAGCGCAGCATCATCTATCACTTACACCATTACTGGTGGCGGCGGTACGGTTTACGGTTGCTTCTTGGTAACTGGCACTGGCGCAGTAAGTACGCAAAGCTCAACCACAGGCACTCTGTACTCTGAAGGAAACTTCACAACAGCCAAGGCTACAACTGCTGGTGATACTGTGAGCGTTACTTACAGCACAACAGCCACTTCTTAAGGAGCCTTAGATGGCGCTCGCACTAGCAGACCGTGTACAACAAAGTGGCACAGCCAATACTACGGTCAGCTTTACGCTGTCGGGCTCTGTTGCTGGCTTTCAATCGTTTGCCGTAGTTGGCAACGGAAATACAACTTACTATGCAGCTACAGATGCGTCTGGAAACTGGGAAGTGGGTATTGGCACTTATGCAACGTCAGGGCCTACGCTTACGCGAACAACTATTCTGTCTTCCAGTAACTCTGGAAGCGCAGTTACGTTTAGCGGTACTGTCAATGTATTTGTAACCTACCCGTCTGGTAAGTCAGTCAATCTTGATGCCTCTGGTAACTCTAGCGCTTTAGGCGTCCCAGTCTCTGCAACGCTAACTAACGCAACAGGACTTCCAATTTCCAGTGGTGTGTCAGGTCTTGGGGCTAATATAGCGACTGCTTTAGCCGTAAACGTGGGGACCGCTGGCGCTCCTGTTATAAATGGCAGTGTTTTGGGCACACCATCTAGCGGGACATTAACCTATACAACAGGTCTACCACTGACCACAGGGGTTACGGGCACTCTTCCAGTAGACAATGGCGGTACTGGGACAACAACCCTTACAGCCAACAACGTCATCTTAGGTAACGGCACATCCGCTCCTTTGTTTGTAGCGCCCGGCACAAACGGCAACGTACTGACAAGCAACGGCTCAACGTGGTCATCTACGGCTCCAGCGGCTTCTGGTGTATCTCAAGCGAAGGCAACGGCAATCGCAATGGTCTTTGGCTTTTAAGGAACTATCATGGCAAATCCAAATCTTTTCGCCGCGACCACAGCGTCAGGCACAACCACATATTTCACCCCGTCTGGCACAACCGCAGTTGTACTTGTGCCTAATGCCGCCGCAAGCGGTACAGTCTTTAAAATTAATCAGATTGTAGTGTCAAATACTACGGCTACTGCGGCTAACGCTACGGTGTCAATCTACACCAATGGCGCTGTGGCCCAAGGTTCTGCCCCTTCAAGCGGCACTGCTTATCCTGTAGTTTCAACAGTGTCTGTCCCCGGCAATGCTTCGCTGATTGCGGTTGATAAAACCACAGCCATCTACCTGATGGAAGGCCATTCAATCACAATTACGTCTGGTACGGCTAGTTCGCTGACCTTCACAATCAGCTACGAAGTAATTTCGTAGTTTAGGGGTTACAGATGTCCAATCGCTACAAAGGCGCAATAATTAGTGCAACGCCTCCCACTACTACGGGTGGTGAAAGTGGAGTTGCGTCTGGAGCATGGACATTAGAGCAACAGATGCAGTTGCAAGCGGCGGGATTG